GTTGCTGCATCGCATGCAAATGCAGCTCAGGTGTTTGTAAACAACTTGCCATCGATTAACGTATGGCCTACTCCTAACGACCCAGGTAATCAGTACACCTTTGTGTACTATAGGATGCGTCGTATACAGGATGCTGGTGGCGGTGTGAACGTGGCTGACATTCCGTTTAGGCTTATCCCCTGCATGGTAGCGGGCTTAGCTCATATGATAAGTATGAAGACCCCAGGTGCTGATCCAAACAGAGTGCAGATGCTCAAAATGGACTACGAACAGCAATGGCAACTAGCTGCTGATGAGGATAGAGAGAAAGCCCCAGCCCGGTATGTGCCACGGCAGCTGTTTTATTAAGGTAAATAATGCCTAGTAAATACGCTTCTGGTAAAAATTCGATTGCTGAATGTGATCGGTGTGGGCAACGCTACAAGTTAAAAGAGCTAAAGAAAGAGGTCATTAAGACTAAGTTATTTCAAATAAAAGTATGCCCATCATGTTGGGATCCAGATCAGCCACAATTATCATTAGGTTTATATCCGGTTAATGACCCACAAGCCGTGCGGGAACCAAGGCCAGATGTAAGTTATCAAGTATCAGGCGCAGGACCAGACGGGTTTCCTGAAGGCGGTAGTCGGGTGTTCCAATGGGGGTATAACCCAGTAGGTGGTTCACGGGAAAATGATGATGGTTTAACACCAAATAACTTGGTAATTAACGTAGAAGTAGGTACAGTAACGGTAACGACAACATAGGAGTTTAAAATGTACAAATCAGGCGCAGATGGCATTACCAAAAAAGGCAAAACTGAGGGTAAAAACCTTGGTGATTCAGGTCCAAAAGTGATGGGTCTAAAGGGTGGCAAGAAAACTGCTGGCGTAAAGAACATGGACCTTAAAACGATGGGTCGTGGTCTGGCTAAGATCAAGAACCAAAAAGCAGGAAGAGGTCGCTAATCATGGCTAAATTCTCTAAAAAAGTAATGGGTAAAGAAGTTGGTTCAGCTGCGGTATATGCAGAGCCACATACCATGTCGGGTAAAAAAGTAACCACAGCTAAGTCTGCTGTTACTAAGCCTGGCAACGGCGTGGACCAAGTTAATATGTCGGTAGGCGGCTACACCAAGAAAAACGATCAGCCAATTAATAAGCATGGCGAGATGAAGATTCGTGGTACTGGCGCAGCTACTAAGGGTGTTATGGCTAGAGGACCGATGGCGTAATGAACTACAACGAACTTTCGCAGACAATACAAAGCTACGTAGAATCAACAGAGCAGCTATTTGTTGAGAATATCCCTGTCTTTGTACAACAGGCCGAGGAGCGCATTTATAACAGTGTGCAGATTCCGTCTTTGCGAAAGAACGTTTTAGGTACGGCTACGATTAGTAATAAGTACCTTTCATGCCCGCCTGACTATCTGTCTACCTTTTCGCTGGCGATTGTTAAGTCTAACGGTGAGTATGAGTACCTACTTAACAAAGATGTTAACTTCATCCGTCAGGCTTACCCTAACCCAGCAGATGTTGGAACCCCTAAGTACTATGCCTTATTTGGCTCCCAGCTATCAAACCCCAATGAGCTTTCGTTCATTCTAGGACCAACGCCAGATGCTAACTACGGCGCAGAACTGCACTATTTCTTCTACCCACCGACCATTGTTCAGGGTGTTATTGCGACTACAGGCGCTCTAATTGGTGGTAGTTCGTATACCGCAGGCGTATATCTCGGTGTCCAGTTAACTGGCGGCAGGGGTACTGGTGCGGTTGCTGACATTACGATTGCTGGCGGCGCTGTTACTTCGGTGACTATCCGTAATGGCGGCTCTTTATACGTACAGGGGGATGTTCTCACAGCTCCAACTTCTGCTATTGGCAATACTGGTTCTGGGTTTAGCGTCAATGTTATTACTGTTTCCAATACTTCGGGCACTTCTTGGTTAGGTGATAACTACTCGCCAGTCCTTCTCTATGGCTCCATGCGTGAGGCAATCCTGTTCCAAAAGGGTGAGCAAGACCTGGTGGCGTATTACGAGAAACAGTTCCAAGAAGCCCTTGCACAACTGAACCGTTTGGGTACTGGCCTTGAGCGTGGTGATGCGTACCGCGATGGACAAGCAAAAATTAGGGTTAACCCATGATCCAGCAAGGCGCTACAACGATATTCAAACTCAACCTCTTAAACGGGGTTGAGGACTTTACTACGGATACATACAAGATTGCCCTGTACACCGCCCTAGCTGATTTAGGCCCTACGACTACGGTGTACACAACCACTAATGAGATTACGGGTACTGGCTATGTGGCTGGTGGAAAAGCCCTTGTAAACGTTGTTCCTGCTGCTAGTGACAGCGTGGCATATATCTCGTTTTTAAATGTAACTTGGAACCCAGCGAGCTTTACTGCGAGGGGCGCATTAATCTACAATAGTGCAACTAGTGCTGCTGTAGCGGTTTTAGATTTTGGATCGGATAAAACGGCGTCTAATACGTTTACCGTGACTTTCCCAACGGCGACAGCATCTGACGCCATTATTCGGCTTTCTTAAGGAGCAAACATGTTTAACGAAAAAGTTCAAATGGCAGATAGTTGTGATGCGTCTGTTATCCGTGGTGCAAGCCACAGTGAGGCAACCAGTATTTCTGGTTACTACGTAGTTGAGTGTTTCGGTGCTGACGGCGCCCTCAAGTGGAAAGACGACATCCACAACCTCGTAACTACCGTTGGTAAGAACCTAACCATGGACACTATCCTTGGTAACTCGGCTGCTGGCGCTGTTGTTATGGGTCTAAAAGGCGCTGGAACTGCTGCAGTTGGTGATACCCAGGCAAGCCACGCTACATGGTTAGAAGTTGGTCTGGCTAACGCTCCAACATACTCTGGCAACCGTAAAACCCCAACATTTAGCGCTGCTTCGGGCGGTTCTAAGACGACTTCGGCTGCCGTGGTGTTCTCGATGACAGGCTCTGGCACGGTTGCTGGCTGCTTTATTAACATTGGCGGTTCAGCTACGATTGATGACACTACAGGTACTCTGTTCTCGGCTGGTGACTTTACCGCTGGTTCTAAGACAGTGACTTCTGGCGATACTTTAAACGTAAGCTATACCGCAACTGCTGCTTAATTAGGAGCCTGACATGGCACTAGTTTTAAAAGACAGAGTTAGAGAGACTACAGCCGTTACTGGTACTAGCTCGGCTACCCTTTTGGGGGCGGTAACGGGGTTCCAATCCTTTTCGGTTATTGGTGACGGCAATACTTGCTACTACACAATTTCAGATCAATCAGGTCCGAACTTTGAGGTAGGTATTGGTACGTACTCCTCTGCTGGCCCTACACTGGCTCGTACAACGATTCTTGAATCATCTAACGGCGGTGCGATTGTCCCATTCCCTGCTGGTATTAAAGACGTATTCGTAACGTATCCTGCTGAAAAGTCGGTTAATTTAGATGCTTCAGATAACGTTTCGCCACTAGGCACGGTAGCTTCAGGTACTTGGCAGGCTACGGCTATCACCACAACCTACGGCGGTACAGGCTTAACTTCCTACACTGCGGGTGACTTGTCTTACTACGCAAGCGGAACTACGTTTACTAAGCTGGCTATCGGCACAGTTGGACAGATCCTGACTTCGACTGGCACAGCGCCACAATGGTCAACCTTAAGCGGTGTAGCGGTAACAACGTTTTCTGCTGGTACAACTGGATTTACGCCTAATTCCGCTACTAGCGGTGCGGTGACTCTATCGGGTACTTTGGTAGTGTCTAACGGCGGTACAGGTCTTACATCGCTAACGACAGGCCGCATCCCGTTTGGCGCCAATACTGCGGCATTTGGTAACTCAGCTAATCTGTTCTTTGACTCTGTTAATACTCGTTTGGGTGTAGGCACTTCGTCTCCAGCGGTTACAGCGGCGTTTGTTGGTATTGACTCGATACTGACCCCTAAAGGCACAACCGCAGAGCGTCCTACTGGCGTTACTGGATACCTGCGCTACAACACGACTACAGAAGAGTTTGAAGGCTTTAGCGGTGCTAGTCCTACATGGAAATCGGTTGGCGGTTCAGCTATTAGTAATGACACCAGCACAGCAACGGATCTTTTCCCACT